GACAGCCTCCGCAGGAGACTCGACGGTAAAGGTGCCGCCATATTTAAGCTCAAACGGCGACTGAGCGACCCTAAACGGATTGCCGTAGAAGCTGCCCGGCCCTACATATTTCGCGTGAGCCGGTGTCCTCCAACCGCGCGCGCTNCGTGTAGCCGCGAGCGCGGGTGAAGCTGATGACGGTCTGTGCGCAGGCTGTGTGCGTGACGGTCTTGATTGCGGTGGCATCGTTTTCGGCGTCGATGGTGACGGTGACGTTTGAGCCTTTAGGTGCGAGGCGTGTGCGGCAGACGGGGCACGTTCTGTATGCCGGAACTGTCCGGATTGACTTGATCTCGATCATTGCCCGGCCTCTTCGCTCGTGGTCGCCGTCCCCTGTGAGACGTTGACTAGCGCGTCGATTGGTTCGCCGATTGCGAGGCGGATTTCGCGGGCTTCGTCGGGTGTTCCGGCGTACCGTGCTGCGACGTAGCTTGCCGCGTCTGCGACGCTTGCCGCGGCGACGGCGATTGCTGCCTGCAGTTCGCGCACTCGGCCGATGAGGTACGCGACGTCAACAGCGGCGTTTGCCTCGAAGTCAGCGACGGCGGCGTTGTACGCTGCCGTGACTTCTTCGCGTGATGATCCGGCGTAGCTGCGCCCGGAGAAAGCGACTGCGTTGAGCCGATCCTCGATTTCGTTGATGGTTGCCATCTTTGTTTCCTGTCTGTGGTTGTCCCTGCGCTGTCATTGCGCGGGTCTCGTGCCCGCCAGGGACTTGCACCCTGGTGTCTGCTGGTCGGGCTGCGCGGGCGTTAGCCGGTCCCGCCTGTTTTCGTCTGGTTTGCGGGTGGCCTCCCTGTGGCCGCGCTCATCAGGGAGTGTGCTCAGTAGCTCTCTCGCAGCTCGTATTCGCCGCAGTTGAGCTTTTTCTCTGCTTCTTCGAGCTTGCTGACGATCTCGACGCAAATGTCGCGCTGTGTCGAGATCGCACGTCGGGCGAGGTGTCGGGCATGCAGGTTCGAGATCTGCATCGTCGCCTCGAGATCTTCGTCGGCGGCGAGTACTGCTTCCTGAGCGACCTTCATGAGTCGGCCTCGCTCGCTTCCGTGACCGCATCTGCCGCCTGCATGGCGTCGGCCATGAGCGCGGCGCCCCGGGTGAGTGTCCCGGTGCTCTGCAGCCCCTGGTTGCCCTTCTCGGTCATGATCGCCCACGTCAGAGCGTTGCCGACCTTGATGTACGAGTCCGCGAGCGCGCGTTCACCTCGGTTGGTGGTTCCGCCGATTTTGGCTGTCTTGTCTGCGAGCAGAGCCTTGAGTGCTTCGCGGCCCGCGTTCTCGGCGAGCAAGACCGCTGCGATAGCTGCGTCGGTCTGGTCCAGTTCGACGGTGATCCTCTTCTCGAACCGCATATTTCGTCTCCTTCGTTGATCAGGTTGGCTGTGTTATGCGACGGGATGCGCCGCTACCGTGGCGGCGATTTTCTTCGCGAGTGCGGCGTACCCGTCAGATACGTCCGTGGCATCGTTCCGGGCATCGTCCAGGGCATCGTCCAGGGCATCGATGACCTTCTCCAACCGCGCCATCACACGGCCGAGCTCGATCTTCGCGGCGCGGATAGCGACGTCGGTGTGGAGGCTCTCGACTCCCTCGTGGTCGATCTCAGCGGATAGGCTTTCCTCGTACAGGAAATCGCGCAGCCACACCACAAGGTCACCCTCGAGGGTGCACGTCACCGGGTTTTTGAGGTGCTTCGTGCTCATCGGGCGGTCTCCTCTTCGGGCTTACGACCTTCAAGCAGGTGAAGGATGAGCAGGCCAGCTCCTGCGCCGCCCAAGATTGCGCCGATCATCAGCAGCAGGCCGCTGGCGGTCGCGCCGGTCTTGGCAAGGCGCTCCTGCGGGGCCGGGGCGGGCGTCTGCGCGGGCGCGGGCTTCGGCTGCTCGGTGGCCTGTGTCGGGGTCGGCTCAGGCGTCGGGGAGGGCTTCACAGTGTCCGGCGTCGGCGCGGACTGAGGCTCATCGGAGGGCTTCGGGGCCGGTGTCGTCGGCGTAGGCTCCGGGGTCGGGTCGGTGGCCGGACTGGTGGGCGTCGGCTTCGGAGTCGGCTCAGTCGTCGGTGTCGGGGCGGGTGCCGGGGCGGGCTTGACAGTGCCGTCGCCGTCCGTGCTGCCCGCCGATTTCACCGTCGTGGTCGCCTCAAGGCTCGCACCGTTGATCGTCGCCTTGTTCGTGTAAGTCGTCTGCCCGTCTACGTGCTTTGTTGCTTCAGGGTAGGTCACGCAGGTCAGCGAGCCGGTCGGCGGGGTAAAAACGAGCGTATGCTTCGTGTCGTCGAGTTTTCCATCAGTCCAGGACGTCGTGTCCGGTGCCCATGTCGGGCCGGTGCTGCACTTGACTGCAGCGTGCAACGTGTTGGTTTCGTCGGTGATCGTGTACTCGACGCCTGCGCTGATCTTCCACTGGATGCCCCACCCGATGCTGCCATCTGCGTTGGTGTATCCGAACTTAATGTCCTTTGGCTCGGCGTACTCGTAGTGCGCCGGGCCCGAGCAATCGCTCGAGCACTCTCCGGTACCGTCCTTGTCGCCCCAAACGAGCGTGCGGACCGTCTGGCCGTTCAGGGTGATGGAGGTCGATTCGGTGCCGACCGCCTTGTCGACGAGCTGCGCGCGGGCGTTGAACGTGCCGGACACATCAGTCTTGTCCGCGTATGCGGCGGGCACCTCAGTCACCGTGCACGTGAGTGTCGCTTCGGTCGCCTTGCAGTCGCCGATCTTGGTCCCGTCGTCGAGTAGGAAGGGAAAGTCCGCCTTCCACTGGAATCCGCCGTCGACGCTTCCGACAGTGAACGCCTGCCCGACCGTGAGCTTGGGCGTTGCCCAGGTGCCCGCGACGGACACCTCGCTAGAGGTCTGGCGGGAGGACGAGGTCGCCTTCGTGACCTGCGCGGTCATGGCCGGCGCACCCTCGTCGGCGGCGAATGCCGCGCCGTACGGCAGCGCGATGGCTGCGATGGTGAGGGCGGCTCCTGCCGCCCAAATCTGCTTCTTCATCGGGATGTCTCCTTCTTGATCTGTGTCTTTCTGACTGACGGGTAGTAGGTGAGGCCGCGCGTCGCGCGGCGCTGGGAGTCGTGAGCCTCTGTCGGGTAGGCGAGGGCCTTCTTCCGGGCCTGCCGCACGATCTCCCGTGCTGCCTTGTCGTGGCAGGGTCGGTCGTCGGAGGCTTCGAGGCGGAGCGGCAGCAGTGCCGTGCACGTCGAGTCGGTCATCATTCGACCCCCACCGGGAGGGAGGCGACGCGCAGCACCTCGAGGACGACGCGGATCTTCTTCCGGTCAAGGTCGACGAACACGTGCGGGGTATCGACTGCGAGGCATCCGTTGACTTCGGCCTCGAAGATCACGTCCTGCATTGCTAGGCACATGATGTGGGGGAGCGAGTCGTCGCCGGACGGGTCGTAGTACGCGAAGTCCGCCGTACGCTGCAGGAGCGTCGTGCCCTGCGTGCGAGCCTTGCCCGCGTCCTTCGCCATGCGCGCCGCGATGTCCTCGAGGGTCGCCGCGCGAGCAGAGCCGCGCCATACGATCCAGGTCAGGACGACCATCGACGCCAAGAGTGCCAGGGCGAGGCCGGCCAAGATTTCCGAGCTCACAGCGATCCCTCCCGCCACTCTGCGTAGACGAGGACGCCGCCGACAATGGCGAGCGCGACACCGGGGAAAAACATCCACTCGGGCCAGCCGTCCGGATTGTCGAGGCCACGCATCCCGAAAGCGATCACGAGCGCCGATGCGACGCACACTCCGCCGATCAGGGACTTCCACGGCCACACGCGCCTGTTTCGCGTGTTATCCTTCTTCATGAGCATCTCCTTACTTGCTCCAGCGCCCCGCGTCGCAACCGCAGGGGCGCACTTCTTTGCCTTCTTCGCCGGTGAACTTCACCAGCTCACTTGCGGGGATCCTCAGCAGGCCCCCGACCTTGAACGAGCGGATCGCGCCCGACGCGATCAGCTCACGCACACCCGAGTCCGACGCCTCAATCAGCTGCGCAAACGTGCGCACCCGGTACGCGACCGGCTCCGGCGCTTCCCGCCTCATCGCGCGTCACCACGCTCAGCGAGATCCTCATCGGCGGAGCGCAGAGCACAACAGCCGCGCACACACTCGCGGCAGCGCCCCGCCGACGAGGAAGAATCAGCAGCGTCGCGACGGACGGACTTGCGCGCGGCAGCAACGGCGTTGGCGATCAAGGCGACGATCAGAGCGCAGAAAGCGAGACAGCCGACAACCGTCAGCGCGATCATGCAAGCCACAGCAGCAGTCTCAGCGCTCATTCCTCATCACCGCCGTCCCAGTCAACGCGGCGCGCCTGAAGAATGATCGCCCCCGACGCTTTGTCCTGGATCGCGTAGCCCTCCGACTCGGTCGCATCGTCACCGCCGCGAGCGCGGTACATCAGCTCCCACGCAGGCGTTCCGAGCGCGAGCCCGATCTTGTCGAGATCGACCGCGTTGAACCCACGATGCCCGTTGAGTCGCAGCGAGATGTACGGACGCTTGAGTCCGGTTTTCTCAGCGAGCTCAGTGATTGTCATGCCGACGCGAGCCGCTTCGTCGCGTATGACAGCAGCGAGGCGGTCAGCATGAGTTGCCCGTGATTGCATTACTTCTCCATGTTCGTTGTTGCGAACGGTTACGCATCAAGTATGTTCGCAACAACGAACGTTGTCAAGTCGATTTGCAAAGTGTCGTTCGCATGTGCGAACATTTAACGTATGGGAAATGCACTTATCGCAGCTCGGCTAGACGCCGAGATTGCCCGACTGCTTTCTGAGCAACAAAAACTTTCCGGCATCAGCCTGCGAGAGTTATCTCGCTTGTCAGGAGTGAAGCTCACACGGCTCGGCGACGTCCTTAAACGCGGGCGCGCAGCCACCGCAGGCGAGATCGAGAGAATTGCCGAAGCTCTCGGGCTTGAAGGCTGGAAGGTGCTTTTTGCTGCGCAGACAGGTCGCTCTTACGCCGAGGCCGACGATGCCCTCGCTGAGCGCCAGTCCGCTAAGGACGCAGGAGACAGTGAACCTCTCTGACTGTCGATTAGCACCTGACATGAAGCTGCCCCCGTGCCGCGAGAGACTCGATCATCGACACGAGGGCAGGATCTGCGCGGATTAGGGCGGCGCATGCGCCCGGGCCTCTCGCATCGAGCTGCGGTTTGCCTATATAGAACCATCCAGCTACAAGATTGCGCCGAATGATCGATTACTCCCAGACTATCAGCAGGCACGCACATTTGCGTCCGGGCGGCGCTCAGAGACATTCCCGCTCTTGAGCGCGCATAAATTGCCCCAAAACGGCGCTTTTCGACGTGCTCAGAGACTCGCAGTGTCGCGAGCGCCATCAGCGCTTGTCTGCGCGTGCCTCCATGCGTGCCACGAGCTCGCGCTCATACTCCTCGTCTGCGCGCTGATAGCGCGCGGCCATCGCCGGATCGGACCAGCCGTACCGAGTCATCAGCGCGCGCGTTGTCGCGCCCGCCTGACCGTATCTCGTCGCCGAGTAATGGCGTAGAGAGTGCCAGCCACCCGACATGCCCTTCGGGATGTTGATCCCCGCGCGCTCGTGAGCTGCCGCCAGGAGTCGCGCCAGCGCGGTGTCGCGCGCAAAGCCAGAGCCGCCCGGCGCAGGGAAAAGAATCGCGGACGGCCCCTCATTGACATGATGACGCAGATGTGCACGCATCGTGGTAGCGGTCGCTTCCATGAGTACGACTGCGCGGACGCCCGCCGCCGTCTTGGTCGGCCCCGGCTCCAAGTGCCGGCCTGCGCGATGCAGGGACCGCTCGACGCGGACACTCATGCCGCCGTCCTCACGCTCGATGAGCGAGGCGCGCGTGAGTGCGAGCGCCTCATTAATCCGCAGCCCAGCGTCCGCCAGCAGGATGACTAGCGCTCGGTACCGCGCGGGCATCGCGTCCGCGAGCGCGGCGACCTGGTCGGGAGTGTAGAGGAATTTCGAGGTAACTCGGGCTTCGCGTGCGCCGCCCTTGATGCTGAGCGGATTTGCGGTCAGTAGGGTGCGGTCGTCGGCGACCGCCGCGTTCAGGAGCGCCCGCATGGTCTCGTAGGCATTGCGGCGCGCGCCTGGTGGTGCGGCGAGTGCGTGCCACCATGCGGAGAGGTCAGCTGAGGTGAGGTCTGCGAGCTCCGCGTCTCCGAGATAGGGGAGGACGTGTCGGTGGAGGTCTGATCGACGTTTGCGCAGTGTGCCCGCCGCGGCTGCGCGTTCGAGGTCTGCGAGCCACGCATCTGCCCACTCGGCGACCGTGAGGCCCTTGAGCGACTGCTGGCGTGCTTCTTCGGCTTCTCGGGCGGCGACTGCGGCTGGGTGCTCCCATGTCCCTGCGGCGATGGCCGACCATTGCGCGGCGAGCCAGATCTCCGCCTCGCGCTTCGTGGGGAAAGTGTGCGGCGCTGAGATGCGGGGCGCACGTCCGGGTCCGGTGTATGTAGGATCGTCGAAGCGTGCACGGTACCGTGGTTTCGACGTGGTGCCGCGCTTGTCGATGGTCCCGAAAGCTTGCCTGCCCATCGTGTCCGCCCTTCGCGCTTGGGTACAAAATGGGTACACGCACAGCATACCGGACGGGCGTTGCGGGATATATGGGACGTATGGAATCATGGGCAAAACGGCAGTAGGTCGCCAAAACAGGACTTTCGCGCCGGATCGTGCGGATCAGCGAGCGGCCTCTTCTTTGATTCCCCCCATCTCCACACATTCCTATCTATCGTTGATCTAGTGCCAATTCGTTGAGCGCATGGGTACATGATGGGTACAAGAAAAGCCCCCACCTGCCGGAGAGGCAGGTGGGGGTCTTTCATGCGTTGACACGCGATTCTAGCGCCTCGATCCGTTTATAGATCGAGCTGTGCGTGTCGTGGGCGTGCGAGTCGATCATCCGCTGCGCGGCCTCCCGCGAGGTGCGCTCAGCATGAATCTCATCGGCCATGTGAGCGCCCCGCTCGTCGATCCTGTCGATCCGCTCTTTCATGTCCGACAGGCTCGCTCCGTGGCTGTCGAGCGTCGATGCGACGCGGTCGACCGTTGACGAGAGCCCCGCTAAGCGCTCGGGCAGGACCACGAGGGCGCCGACTGTTTCGCTGACTGCCTTGACGGCATCGCGGACTTCGTCGAGGTCGTCTCTGAAGTTCGTCGAGTGGTCATTACTGACCTGCGCGTCGGCCGACTGTGCGGCTTCCTTCGCGTCCTCTGCGGCCTTGGTTGCGCGCTGTAGGTGCGATTCCATGCTCGTCTTGAGGCGAGCGAACCACATTGCGGCGACGCCACCGAGGCCGGCTAGGAGGATCGCAATGAATCCGTTTGTAGCCTCGACGACCTTCGGGTCGGTGAAGATGCCACTCACAGCTACGCTTCACCGCCCGAGTTGCTGCGAGTCACCGCCTTGGCCGCGCTTGCTCGCACATCGTCGATGGTCTCGCCTCCGGGGGTGAGCGCGCCGGTCCAGTCAATGAGGCTCACGCCGCCGATCTTGATCCCCGAGAGGATCTGGTAGACGGTCCAGGCGACGCCGAGGAACACAGTTGCCTGCGAGACGATGAGCTTCCAGGTCGCCGGGTAAGAGCCCGAGACCCAGACGCCCGCCGTCACGACGACGGCGACCGCTGCCAGCAGCCAAACTCGACGCTGGCGCGTCCAGTACGGACGATCAAGCGCCGCCTGGATCAGCGGCCACACGACGCCGATGAGGACCGACGTCACGAACGGATCGGACTGCAGGCCGAGCAGAATGTCACTCTGATTCACGTCTGTCTCCTTCTCACGCGGTCTCTGCGCCCGCGAGCGCGATACTGACGGCGGCGTTGGTTGCTGCGCCGTAGATTTCGTCCTGGTATGCGCCGACTGCTGCTTGAATGCGGCCGACTGTGGCGTCGTGTTCGGCTTCGGAGTTTTCGCCCCAGATGCCGTCTGGCTCTGCGCCGACGACGCGCTGCGTGTATTCGACGCCGAAGGGGAATTCGGTGCCTCCCCAGGTGGAGGCTGCGGCGACGGCGAGGATGCGCTGTCGGGTGTCGGGGCCGAGCACGTTGTCGGGGTCTGCGCCGACTGCGTGCTGCAGTGCGGTAATGTCGGTGGGGCCGGACTGCGCGGGAGCTGCGGCGGTGCCGCCGTCCCAGCGGCCGTTATCTATCATCCAGGCGAGCACGCGGTGCATGTCGACCCAGCCGAGGATGTCCTCGTCGTACCTGTACTTGACGAGGACGCCGTTTCCGTTGTCCTGCGAGCCGCCCATGCTGGTGTTACCCTCGACGGCACGGTACAGGGCGGCGGTAGGGTCCGGCCAGGATGCACCGACGTGGTCGGCGATGCCGTCGCCGTGCCACTCGTAGATCGCCTGACGACCATATCCCGGTTCGTCACTCCACGCACCGATCTGCTGCGCGAAATTCTTGATGTATGGCACGTAGTACCACCAGGCAGCGTTCATGAGGTTGACTCCTGCCTGCAGGAAGCCCCAGACCTGGAAAGCTCCGCACCAGGCGTAGCCTCGGAAGTCGCTCTTGCCGACTGCGTCCCAATATTTGTCGCCTCCGACGTGGCCGACCTCTTCGAGCATGGCTCGCAGGGCGGTATCGACAGCGGCGACGACGCGGGGATCATTAGGGGAGGTCATGCCTGGCCTCCTTCGCGCTGAATGAGGTTGCGCTCGGTCAGCATGCCGAGCAGTTCGTCCTCCTGGGTCTTGGTTTCGGGCATCGTCTGGATATCGGGTGCCATGCTGAGTCCTTTCAGTTGGTGTAGGAAGCCCCGGCCACCAGGTGGTGGTCGGGGCTGGTTTGTGGCAGGCCGGGGATGGTCTGTCAGGTCTTGATGATGAAATTCAACGCGACGTACGGCGGCATGATGTTGAAGGGCCGCGACTGGCCCTCGGCTTTGGCGATTGCTCGCTCGAGCACTCCGGTGCCGTAGCCTGCTAGGCCCGTCCAGGCGCTGCCGCCGGCGAAGTTCGTCTGGTAGATTCCGGTGCCTTGAGGCCATCTGCCTGCCTCGCCTGCGATCTCGTGCTGGTGACGAGGCATCTCAGCCGTCGTCATTGTGTGTTTCTCTTCGCCGCCCTGCTCGCCAGCAGGGTGCGCCGAGGACGCGCCGAGGACGAAGCGGCCGCGCAGGTCGGGGACACGGAAGCGGAAGCCGTTGCCGAACACCCTCGCCAGCTCCGGGTACGTGCGCCGGTCGTATTCTTTCCCGTCGCACAGGAGCCAGCCGGTCGGCGCAGCCGAGCCGGCGAAGGCCGCGATCACGCCGGGCGGTGTCACGACCGTGATCGCCTCACCCGGGTCGCCCTTCGGGCCGCGCGGGCCGGGCTCGCCCTGGTCGCCCTTCGGGCCAGGAGGGCCTGCCGGTCCGCGCTCGCCCTGGTCGCCCTTCGGGCCGGTGTCGCCCTTCGGGCCAGGTTGCCCTCCACCGCCGATACCCACTACTGGGCCACCGCTCATTTTCGCCAGGTCGATGTACTTATCCCTGTACGTGCGCGTCGCAGCGAGCGCCTGCATATTCCCTTGATGGATCTGGACGAGGACGCGATCCCCGGGGCTTGTCTGCATCGGCAGTAGCCGATCTGGTACTGCCCGGATACTGTCGTTGCTGTCGTTGTCGCGGTTCCACAGGTCCGCGTCAAATCGGACTATTGCGTTACCCTGCACCGGCCGACGTACACACGTCGCCCACTGGTACGTTGGCTGCGCATCAAGTTTTCGGCGCAGCTCAGCGACGACTTCCGTCAAATAATCGAGGTCACTCACCCCAGATCTCCTTAATCGTGGTCGTGACGAGCGCGGTCGGAGACAGCGGGACCTTCATCTCCTGAACCGCGCCCCGCAGGCGCTGTCCCTGCGAGATGAACTCCACGACGTCGCCGGGCCGGATATTGATCGGCAGATGCTCGATCACCAGCGACGCCGCAGGCATCGCCTTCTCCGTGAGGATTCTCTGAGCAAACTGGTCGATTGCCGCCTGCGATGTCGCCTTCACGCCGGTCTCAACGTGCACGATCTCGCCGCGGTTCACCGTCGAGAGAGGATCGCGCGGATTATCGTTGCGAGCCACTCCGACGACAGCAGGCGACGGCCCGGCGTTGAATTTATCGTCTCCGCGCTGCGTATCGTCCGACCCCGGCGTCCCCACGCACACGACAACGTTCGGGACCGAGAAGATATCCCGGTCGATTGTCCAGTCCGCAGAGTGGATCGCCGCGTCGCCCTCGCGGAAAACGCATGACACCGGACGACGCGACGGGCGAATATACGGCCCGCCCGTGATGACACCGTACGGATCGGGTGTCAGTGCACCCCATCCGACGAGGCGCGCGCAATCGTTGAGCATCGTGAGCACGTTCGTTCCGACGTCATACGCGATTCCCTCATTGATGAGGCTCGGCCCGCCAACGCTGCCGAAATCTCCGAACTTCCTGAATCCCATCCGCAGGTTACGCGCCTTTGCAGCGTATCTGCCGATCAGCCCCCATCGCTCATTGTCTGTCAGGTGCGTATTTTCGACATGCTCGATACGATCCGTTGACATGCGGTCAAGGTAAGCGAGCGTCGAGAGCAGCTCGACCTCCCGCGTCACACGATGATCATTGACCGAGCGGGTCGGCGACGACATCACGAAAGTCGCGACCGGCCACCCCTCCATACCGACCGGCACGTAATCAACGCGCGCGTGCATGTTGAACCAGTCGATCTGCTGCGCCGTTTCCGTGAGGCTCAGCTGCCCCGACGCTCGCAGACGCGACGTCGCCGACAGAGTCACCGACCCGGACTCGACGCCATCGAGCAGGCCAATGTCCTGCCCGTCCGGCGTCGTTAGCATCACCCGATAATCAGCCTGCCGAACAGGCGACGCCTCACCCACGGTTCACCTCCGTTAGCTTCGCCGATACCGACCAGATACCGCCGACCTCGCGACCGAACTGCACGTCTGATAGCGAGCCGTACAAGACACGGCCGAGGGGGTCACGGTACATGAACGGGGCTGGCATGAATGCCAGATCCTCAAGCGCCTGACGCTCACGCGCCGACGAATCCAGCAGCGCCGCAGACACCTGCACGACACGCTGACGCTGCGTCCCCGACAGCTCGACGCCCAGCCTCCGTCCCGCGAAATACTTGACCTCGCGATTCACGAGACCCATCTGCGACCCGGTCACCGGATTCCACGCCAGACGCACCGACCTCGAGAAGCCCTGCCCCGCAGAAATCCACACCGCCTGCGAATCCGCGAGCGCGTCGATGTTCGTCACGGACGACGAGGGCATTGCCGACGTCGCGGTCACCCTGTACCTGGTCGTGCCATTCGTGAGGCACTCCCGGTCCTTGTACATGGTCGAGGGCGGGAGTTTGTCGGCGACGATCTGCCAGGTTGAGCCGCCGTCGATTGAGCGCTCGAGGCGTGTCTCGACGGTCGGCGGCTGCTTGGAGCCGGCTGGGACGGCTGGGGATGCAATTGAGATGAGCATGTCGCCCTCGTCCTCTTCCCAGGAGGCCGTCACAATCGGCTCTGGCGGCGTCGGATATTCGACCTTGTACCGCCGCTGAACGGTGGTTGAGAGGCCGTAGCCGTCAGTTAGCGTCACTCGGACGACGTACTCCGTCCGATTCTCTAGCCTGGCTTTGAAGCGCAGGGGCGCGCGCGAGAAGGTCGGCGCGACGCCGAGCGCTGTCGCGGTGCCCTTGATCTGCTCGATGGCCTGCAGGTTCGCGGAGAGCAGCTCGCAGAGCACGGTCGAGATCGTCGTTGACGATCCCTTCACGTGCGAGACGACGAGCGCACCGTCGAATGCCGAGCGGTCTAGCGTGAGCGCGTCGGGCGCGAGCGCGACGACCGGCGCGTACGTGACGGTCGTCCGCCTGACTGGCGACCAGTCCGAATACTCACGGTACTGGCCCTTCGTGCGGATCTGGTAATCGATGACGCCCGCCGGCAGGTCAATGGTCTTTGTCTGTGCTGAGCCCGTGACGGAGACGCTCTGCCAGGGGCCGGAGTCTCCTGCTCGATGGCCGTTCGCAGTTTCCGTGTACACGGTGGCGTACCGGATGTCTGCTGCTTCCTGCCACGTCTCGTCGAGGGAATTGTGCGCCCACGTGAATGGCACTGCCCCGACTGCAGCGTACGTGCCAGGCCCGTACACGGCCGGGATGCCCGGCTTCTGCAGTACCTGGATGGTGTTCGACGGGGCCGACCGTTCGGATTCCAGGTTATCGGTCTTGAGGATCGCGCGGTACGTGTGCGGTATCTGCAGGTCGGCTGTCTCGTGGACCCAGCCGTCCGCGTCGGCGCGCACCTCTCCGACCTTCTTATCGCCGTCCCAGATCTCGACAGTCGCGTCCTGCGGATACGCGAACGTCGTTTTCCAGGTGATGCGGATCTGGCCGCGCTCGTTCTTCGCAGCCGTCAGCTCTGCGACCGGAGCCGGAGCCGTCGACACGCCGTTCGAGTCCGGCGACGCAGGGCCGGGCACGAAGTCTGAGACATCGCGCACCCGCGTCGGAATGATCGGCGACGCATAAACGCGATACCAGAATCTATCGTTCGCATACACAGCCTTCGTGTCGATCACGCTGAACGCCGGAGCTGTCGATCCCTCGACGTTCACCCAATCGACGACGTGCCACTGGCGCGGTAGCCACGGCCCCGAGTAATTGTCCGAGTAGGCATCCCATCGCTCGATCACGTAAGAGCGGATCGGCGACGACGCATCTGCCGGCCGCGCGGCAGGCCACGACACCGACACCGACTTGCCGTCATCGAGCAGTAGCGCCTTGCAGTAAGACGGAGCTGACGGCGGCTTCGCCGGACGAGCAGGCAGCGTGAGCCACGCCTGCATCGACGGATGACCGCCATTCCAGATCGGACCAAGCGAATAGCCGACGCCAACCGAGCGCTCCTGATTCGGCAGGAGATTCTCGCGCCAGTGAGACGTGCCCATATCTTTGTACACGGTCGCGCCGGTCGGCGACGAGAAAGACACCGTCTCCGAGCCGGTTCCCACGTTGCCCCACCAGGAGGTGCCCGCCGAGAAATTATGACCGTAGCCGTCCGACCGGAGCCAGAACTGCGCGTACACCTCGACGTAACCCTGATGCGGGTCGCCGGTGTACCACATCTCCACGCCGACCGACATGTATCCGGACGACGCTGACCACTGAATCGCCATGAGCTGTTACTCCTTAGAATCCGATGCGCTCACGCAGCGCCGAGCGCGATGCAGGCGCGAGACCATCCGAGACGACACCGCCAGCCTCGACGCGCATACGTCCGATCAGCTGATCATCCGAATCGCGCACGACGAGATATTGCGGGCCGGTCGCTTGGATACGCGCCAGGCCAGCCGTGCCACCAAAACCCGCCGTGACCGACAAAGCGCCAGCCTCAAGGCCAGCGAGCTGCTCCTGCCCGGCCGCAATCGTGTCCCTGATCGCCGCCTCGAACATCGGCGCGCGCTGCGCCGCACCCTCAGCGAGCGCCTCGACAATCGACCTGCCTGAATACAGCGTCCAACCACGGCCCGAGAAGGGCCCCTTCTTCGCCGGGGAGAACGGCAGGTACTTGCGGACGGAGCCGAGCAGATTGGAAACCGCACCCGTAACCGCGCCCGTCATCGACTTGATACCGTCGATCAATCCCTGAATGATCTTCTTACCGGACGAGACCATCATTGACGGCACGCTCGCCAGAACACTCATGATCTGCCTCGGCACATCCCAAATGATGCTCTTCAAGGCTGGCAGGGACTGCACGATGCCGTCGATCAGACCCATCAGGATCTGCACGCCCGCATTGAGAATCAGTGGCAGATTCTGCACGAGCACCGTCACGATTGTCATGATGATCTGCGGCAGCATCGCGATCAGCTGCGGGATCGCCTGCACGATGCCGCTGATGAGGCC